TCGGAATTCCAGAAATACAACTCAACCCAATGGAGATTTTACAACAATTTAACGGACCTGGAAGACGGGACTTACGCTTATTACGGATGGGCGAATGATACAGCAGGGAATGAAGGGGAGAGTGAAGTGAGGGAAATTATAGTGGGGAAACCAGACATAAAGATAGAGATATGGAACGGGACAGAATGGATACTATTCAACGATACTAACTCATTGGAATTCAGATGCGAGGCGGGACAGACAGAATGCGAGCCAACAAACCAGGACGCAGGGAACTCACAAGCCATATTCAGGATAACCAACAACGGAACGGCGGACGGGACAAAAGTGGAGATGAAATTGAACCAGACATTCACGGACATAACCCTGAAATGCGATGACGACTACACCTATGCGGATTCTATTGAGATTACTTCCTCCTACCAGCAGATTCACGGGGCATTATCACAGAATAGTTATTTTTATATGAGTTGTTGGGCGGACTACGGAACAAACCCGCAACCAGGATATTTTGACCTATATTTCCAGATAACCTAACATGGCGGAGAGGAGTGGGAGAGGGATTTTTTGGGTAATAAGAAAGAAAACCAAAGACCTGACAGCCAGAATACTGAAAATATTTACCAAAACAAAAGACCTGACCTCAAGGATTAAAATCATTTTCTCCAAGACCAAAGACTTGACAGCAAGAATAGTCTATTCCTACACAAAAACAAAAGACCTGACCTCAAGGATATTGAGGAGCATAGAGAAAACCAAAGACCTGACCTCAAGAATCAGGATAACATTCATCAAAACAAAGGAACTAACCGCAAGAATAGTCTATACCTATTTCAAGACAAGAGACCTGACCGCAAGAATTTTGAGGAGCATAGAGAAGACCAAAAACCTGACCTCAAGACTTGTTTATACCATAACAAAAACCAAGGAACTGACAGCGAGGGTCGTATATACCTTCACCAAGACCAAGGACCTCATGTCAAGGGTAAAGATAACATTCGCAAAGACAAAGAACACATTGTCAAGGGTAAAAATCTCATATACGAAAACCAAGAATCTGACCTCAAGAATAGTTTACACCATAACCAAAACAAAAAATTTGGTGGCAAGGGTGGTTTACACATCCTCCTTTACGAAGACAACGAATGCCTGTATAATTATTTATAGTTCCTCCTTCTCAAAGAAGTCTTTAGAGGGGGAGATAGACACATCAGAAGGGATAATAGGACACATAGACACTTCGGAGAGCATAGAGGCGGGAGAAACTAATTAATATGGAAAAAATAAATAATTATGGTTAATATCTTTCAGGGAGAGGGAAAAAGATTGGAATTCACAATCAAGGAGGACGGAGCGGTAAAGGACATTTCCTCCGCAACCTCCAAGAAATTCAGGGTGGTCAAGCACATAGGAGACAGCAGTTATGTAATCAACAAGGATATGACTTTCTCAACAGACGGAACGGACGGAAAAGTGTATGTGGATTTGACGGATTCGGACACCGAGGATTTGGAGGGAAACTACATCTATGAGGTTGAGTTGGTGATAGGAGGAATTTCCTATGTGGCGAAAGTAGATATTTTGTGCGTGAAAAAGAGGGCCGAAATATGACATACAACAGGATTCAGGACGTGAGGGACAGGCTGGATTTGAGCGAAGAGATAATAAGAGATGAGGAAATCCAGCAGGAGATGGAGAGGGCCAACAGAACAATGAAGGCTAAAGTTGGCAGGTATGTGGTGGAGAGGTTCGTAGTCACGGACACGGACGAGAACACGATAAACCTCAAGCATTCCGAGATAATAAGCGTGGAGAAGATAAGGAAGAACGGGGACGATGTTAGTTCATCCAACTATTCCGTGAACACGAGCACGGGGGTCATAACCTTTACATCCGACGAGACATTTTATTACAGGGATGTGGTGGAGGTTTATTACATTCCGAGGATTTTCGCCGATTTGGAACTTCTATACACGGAATTGTTCCTCCTCACCCACAGGAACATCCTGACGGACAGCGATGTCAAGCAGGCCAGAATGGACCAAATCAAGGAACTGATTAAGGAGACAATCCAAACCATAAACCAGAGCGGGACCATACTGACCTATGTGGACAGATACAAGGACGTGAATTCGATATGGTGAGAGAGTTCGAGAGCAGGTTCAAGGAGGAGATAATGAAACTACTGATGAGAGTGGGCTACAAGATAGAGGCAGAGGCAAAGGAGAGATGCCCTGTCGTTACTGGAAGGTTGAGGAGCAGTATAACAACCCAGAGGGACAAGGACAGCGTGGTTATAGGCTCTAATGTCTTTTATGCCCCTTTTGTGGAGTTTCTGTATGACATGCCTCCGAGAAAGATGTGGCCAGCAAAGGCCAAAAGGGGAGGACAGCCCCAGACAACCCTGCCTTTTCTGAGGCCAGCCATGTATAACGCGAAAAAATATTTTGCCAAAGAATGCAGAAAGAAGAAATAAGTCTGGAGGGGATATGTATCCTGTGCGGGAAAAAAATCAAAATAAAGGGAAAAAAATGGGTGTGTCCTTTGTGTGAGGAATGCCTCAAGAAAGTGGAGAAAAACTTTTTTATAAATATTTAAAAGGTTAATCTAATTATTGGGGAAACCTCAAGTGGAGGTAAATTATGGTGAGAATAGAGCAAGTGGTGGACGAGATTGTGAGCATATTGAGAAATAATATCACAGACCCTATTTCCTTGAGGAGAGAGAGGGGACTCAACTGGATTTTTCCCGGATTCCCGAGATACGACGCAGGAACTCCTAGAATCGGAATTACATATATTTCTTCTCCTCTTGAGGCTTTAGCAATTGGAACCACACACAGAAGGCACAACGCAAGGTTCCAGATTACCGTTTTGGTTAGAGAGAGTGATAAAATAGACATAGACGGAGACGGGGAAAAGGAAAGTGCGGAATTCGTGGCGGATTACATAGCAAATGAAATTATAAAAGCCATAATGAATAACCAATCCTCTTTCACCACCTGCTGGAGAATAACTATTGAAAATCAGGCTGTGTTGAGGAGGGACGGATATTATTACATGATTCTGGAGGCGGAGGCCATTCTGGAGAGGGGTGAGACTTAATATATACTATCTGAAAGGTGATATATTATGACAAGAACAACTGGAATCTCGGATAAGGTAAAAATCCTGGATAGCGGAAGCAGTGAGGTGAGTTTTGGATTCATACAATCAGCGAGCCACAGGATAGACAACAGAATGGAGACAAGAGCAGGAGTAGGAGGAGGAACAGCCTACCAATACCACCTTGACAGGGTAGTGGAGATAACAGGAAGCATAGACACCTTCCCGACAAGCCTGGAGATACTGAAGATATTCGGAAGTTATTCCTCGGGAAGCGTGACATTCACGGACACCCTTCCAGAACACACAATACAGATGAACACGGATGACAGCAACTACATAGAAATCACAGGGGCGAAGTTCGGCAGTTTCACCCTTGAGATAACCAAAGGTGAGGAGGTCAAACTGTCCGTTGACTTCATGGGCAAGAGTGCGGAGGTGAAATCCGGAACAATTTCCTATTCTATGCCTTCCGTTGACCCGTTGAACTTCCTCGACGCGAAAGTCAAGATAGGGGGAAGTTATGTCGGAAGCCTTGAGACAACGACCCTAAAATACAACAGGGACCTGGAGGCAATAAGAGGGATAGAAAATGTATCTGACGGAGACAAGAGAAAACCAAGCGAAATAATAGAAAAACTGAAGAACATAACCTTCGACATGACGATAGAAATAACGGACAACACCGCCTGGACGCAGGTCATGGGAGGCTCAACGATACAGGACAGCAGGAGCGATGTAACCATCGTAATAGAGACTGCGAACGGGGACATAACCATAACAGGATGCAGGGTAAACGATTTGGACTCGGACAAAGGAGCGGACGGAGAGGTAAGAACTGCGAAAATAAGCGGAAACGCACTTGGAATTTCCGTGAGCGGAGTATCCTGAACATGAAAGTAAAGGTCAAACTGGTCAATGGGGAGGAGAAGGAGATAGAGATAAAGGACTTCCTGAGCGGAGAGGAGAGAAACAAAATAATAGACAAAGCCATAGAATACACCCAAGAGGGAAGGGAACTGAAAGGCAGAATAAAGGCAGGAGAGTTAATGAACGAGGTGGTAAGAACAGCAACAAACGGAATGGACATAAGCCAACTGACAGCGGAGAGTTTTGACGAGATATTCAGCAGATTTGCCCATTATTTTGGGTTGGGAGAGGAAAAAAAAAATTCATTCGGAAACAGGAAATCAACAGAATAGTGAACTTCGGATACTGCACGGACAGGAAAGTCAGGAGGGCAATGGAGACCTACAACCTTCTTCAGATAGGTTACACTAAGGACATGGACAAAGAGGACGCGGAGATACTTGACCTCATCCAGGAGATACACACCGAAGTATTGAAAAAACAAGAAAGAGAAAGGAATAGAAAATGGTAGAGTTGCCGCTTTTTGTCAGGTTAATTCCAAAAAACTTGAGAGAGTTCAAAGGGGAGATTGAGGCAAAAGTAGGACTTGGCAGAGGAAGGGCAATGGCAGGGGCAACTGCTCCAGAAATAGGTGCGATGACGGAAGTGGCCGAGGAGGTAGGAGAACACAAAAAAATATCCCTCGGAATGCTCGGAAAGATGGGGGCAATGCTCGGAGGGATAGGATTAATCATAAAGTCCATAATGAGTCTGAAACCCCTCATCGCGATTTTCGACATGATAAGCAAGATAATCTCCCTTTTCTTTTTGCCTTTCGTGATGATGGCCTACAAACTGTTGAGGCCTGTCTTGATATTCCTTTTGAGGCTGATGGTGATGTGGTATAAGTTCTGGCAGGACCCGATAGGGAACATATCCCAAGCAATTAGCGGATTGTTTGAGGGGGCCAAGAACATAGGGGAGTGGCTGAAAGGACTAATAACCCCGGAGAATCTGATTAGGTTTATGTTTCCGATTATCCCGATTACAGAGATTTTATTTCGGCTTTTCGGAAAAAATGTGGATATAGGACATTTGGTATGGATGAAACTGTTGGAGTTCTGGAAAACCACGAAGGATTTCGGGGCCTGGATTTGGGACAAATTAATAGGAATCTGGAACTGGACAAAGGATTTCGGAGGCTGGTTGTGGGAACAACTCCAGACAATATGGAACTGGACTTTTGATTTCGGAGGATGGTTGTGGGAGCAACTCATTAAAATATGGGTGTGGCACTACAATCTTGCCAAATGGCTGTGGGATGTCGTGACCAAAAGTCTGTCCAAAGGAATAGACATTCTGGCAAGTTTTGGCCATTGGATTTGGGACTCTATTACAGGGACAATCCTGAAGGGTCTTGATGTTCTCTCGAACCTCGGAAGGGCCATATACGACTGGGTAAAGGACAAGATATTCGGCATAGGAGGGGCAATAAGCGATTGGATAGGAGGAGCGGTGGACTGGACAAAAAAGGCGGCGGGACTGGACGACTTCATAATAAGCGGAGGAAGGGTATACAAAACCAACCCGAAGGACACCATAATAGGGACAAAAAACGGAGCGGGAACAAACATAAACAACATCCACATTCACGTGACGGGATTCATGGATGACGACTTGATTCCTGTCCTGGTCAACAAGATATCTGACGAACTGGACAGGAGAACGAGGTGGTGAAAATGGCAATAAAAATCAAGAACAACGAAAACGGGAAGGAACTGACTTTACGCGGAGTGGACAATCTTGTAATCTCAACAGACCAGCAGACCTTCGAGTTGGACTTTCCGGAGGGAACCGCGGCGGAGAAGATAATAATGCGATTAACGGGACAAAATATGAAAATAACCTTTTCTTCTCAATTATACGACAGCGACACGGACTTGAGCACAGGAGGGGATAACATAAAAACCAAAGACGAACAAAGGCAATATTTGGTGGGAGTGGGAGGGAACACCTCAACCGCGATATTCTCCCCCGGAATGACAACAGACTGGACATTCACCTATGGGGACGAGACATTCACCGTGATAATAGAGAGAATAGACATAAGGGCAATGGCGGATGACCCGATGAAGGACGAGGCGGTTTTTTCCCTGAAAGTGGGTTCCGCGAGTTAAAATGACTGAGTTCTACCTGAAAAAGGGGACCACAAACTACGACATTTCAGAGGCAATTATAACCAAAGAGTGCGAGAAAGCGGTGGACATAGCAAAAGTGAAACTGTCGAGAGAGCACAGGGACGATTTCACGATAGGGGACGAGGTAAGCATATACAAGGACTCCACGAAACTTTTCGGAGGTTATGTTTATTCGAAGGATTATCACAAATATCTTGAACTGAAAATAGAGAGTTACGGGGGGGAACTGAAAAGGAAGATAGTAAGAGAGGTATATGAGAACAAATCCCCTGAGTATATAGTTCAGGATTTGATTGACAATGAATCCTCCCTCACCTATGCGAGTTCGGGAAGTTCGGGAATCACCCTGAAAAGGGTGGTGATAAGGGACAGGCCTATTTCCGAGATAATAGAGAAGATGTGCGAGGTCCTGAATTGGCAGTTCAGGACGGACGAGAACAAGAACGCATATTTCGAGGAAAGAGGGTCTGCGAGTTCTTCTGCATCGGATTTGGTGGTGGGAAGTAATTGTATATTAAAGGACAGATGGAAGGAAGACCCGAAGAAACTGATGAACTACATAGTCCTAAAAGGGGGAAGCCAGGATTTCAACACGAAGGAGACATTCAGCGGGGACGGAAGCACGAAAACATTCACTTTAACCTACAAGCCCACAGGAAACGTGAGGGCCGTGGTGGACGGAACGGAAAAGACGGGACAACTGGAGGGAAGCGAAGGAGGGGATTTCGAGGTGGACGAGGAGAACAAAACCGTGACCTTTACAACCGCACCATTGAGCGGGACGAACAACGTGGAGATTTACTACACATATTCCCTACCGATTCTGATAAGCCGCTCCAACCCTTCAAGCATTTCAACTTACGGAATCCACGCGAAAAAGGTCTCCGCAACCTGGATTAACAGGTATGAGGACGGGAGGCAACTCGTGAACAAACTCCTTGAGACCTACTCGGAGCCAATAAGAACGAATTGCCTGGTGGTGAAGGGGATAAACACGGACTACAAGGTGGGAAGCACGAACAAGGTGACGGACTCCTACAACGGAATAGACCAGAACATGCTAATCCACAAGATTGTATGGAAAATCCCTCAAAATCTCACCTACATCTATGTGGGAAGCGAGATAGCGAACTTCCTTGACATGAACAAGTCGATGGAGGAGAAAATAAGCGAACTGATAGACCTTTTTTCAAGGGAAAGCACGGTTCAGGAATATCTGATAGTCACCAATGATTTGAAGGTGGAAATGACCTGCAAAATCAAGGTCCAGACGAGGGATATAGGTGACACTTTTGTGTGGAACCATCCCGGGGAAAACGGAAAGTGGAATAACAACAAAAAATGGAACTGGCAGGGAACATCCTACTCCACCCACTATGAGGATTCCGGTTATTAATATATATGAGATTCGATAACTAATTATGGTGTTGACGCAAACCTTCTTGGACGAGGTGAGGGACCAAGTCAAACAACAGATATCGGACGATTTCCTATATGTTGCGGTTGGGACTGACAATACAACCCCTTCAAGTTCGGACACTTCCTTGGGAAGCGAAGTGTTGAGGAAAGCAAGGCAGGAGACAACAAGCGGAACGAATTACCGGATAGTGAGCATGTGGGTAAACTCAACCGAAGCGAACGGAAACACCCTTCAGGAAGTTGGGACATTCGACCAGAGTTCTGGGGGGAGCATGTGGACGAGAAACACTTTCACCTCAATCTCAAAAACCGACACCAAGGAGGTCTGGATAGACGTTAAAGTTACGATTACTGTGTCTGAAACATGAGCCTGATAAGTGGAAGCGGGAGCGAGGAAAAAGATGTGAGATATTTAGGGATAAATCTGCTTAAATCTCTTATAGGCATTACCCTGTTGAAGGAGTCCGGAGTGTCGGATTTGGAGTATCCTTACGCACAGGTGGATGTATTTTCGGATTCAAACGGATACAACAACACAATAGACACGGGAAACACAACCGCGACACATTCGAGCAATCTTCAGGCATACATCTGCCAGAGTTCTCCAGAATCAACAGCCTCATTTTCGAGTCTATCTGAAGGGAGTTGTTACTATGACGAAGGATGCATCATCAAAACCGTAAGCATAACGGAAAGTTGGATTTCTAAGGTAGTTTTTGATGCCAAAACCACTGAGACTGGCGTGTATATTCAGGTGGAGGTGTATGATACAATAGGTTCTCAGTGGAGGAGTGTTGGAACGATATATCCAGGAACAGGGTACTCTACATATACAAAAACCTTCACACCAATCAAATCCAATAGTGTGAGATTCATAAAGTCTTCTACGGAAACAACAAAAACATGTTATGTAAAAAATGTGTATATATACAAGGCGGAATTCTCAAATTCTGTCATACAGACAAACTCAAAAACTTTCGCCATAAACATAGCGGAAGTCATGCTCGAATACAAGGCGGAAAACACATCAAACACGAGCATAACATTCGACATAAGCACAGACGGAGGGACAACTTTTGAAAAAACAGGACAAGACATAGAGGAAGTTATATCCTGCGATAATGACGATAAGGATTTGGTGATAAAAATCAACCTAAGCACAACCTCAACAAACGAAACCCCGATTATATACGGATACGCGGTTCAAGTATGGTAATATGTTCAAGTGGCTAAAGAGATGGGCCTGCAGAGAATACCGAGAGAGGTTAGACCGACTGGAAATTAATTACTTATCTTTGAGAGAGGATTTAGTAAACCTGAAAAAGGACCTGAAAGACAAAATCAAGACCATTATGTTCCTGAAGCAAATCATAGACAACCAAAGAGAAGAGATAGAAAATCTAAAATCCAGAATAACCAGACTTCCAGAGCCTAAACTCGACAAAAGAATTTCAAACATTAGACTGAGGCAAATCCTGGAAAATTATGCAGGAAACAAGGCACAAATATACCTTTTAGACCATTTCTATTACCTTCCCAAAAAGGAGGATGTCGCAAAACTGCTTAGCGACACGAATGTGGACAAACTGAAATACATATCCGAAATATATGACTGCGATGACTTCGCCATAAGATTGTGGGGAGTAACCTCTCAGGGAAAGTGGGCATCCACAACTCTTGGGTTCGCCTGCGGAAACAGGCATGCTTTTAACATCGTAATCCTGGATGACAAGAAACTATACATAATAGAGCCCCAGAACGACAAACTGATTCCTTTGGAAAAGGCAGGCAGAATGTATAAACCAATATGGCTAACAATAATATAAGACTATGGGAGAGGATGGAGAGGATGGAGAAAAAAATAGACAAGATATTGGTATCCACGAGCAAAAACGAGGAACATCTGAAACAAATCAACGGGACCCTGCAGAGGCACGAGAAAGAACTCTCAAACCAGGACCTTAAGATAAACAAACTGAACACCAAATTATACTACTACCTTGGAATAGGAATAGGTGTAATTTCGGTTATAATGTTTTTAATAAATATCGTGCTGTAAATTAATTATGAGAAAGAAAGAAGGAGAGTTCTTGGCTGGATACAAGTCATACATAATCGGAATGTCAATGGTTTTGATGGGAATCTATGTAATGGCCCAGGGAATGCAGACAGAGGGCTGGCAAATGCTCTTGATGGGGCTTGCGGTAATGGGATTGAGAAAGGGAATAGCAAAGGTTGAAAAATAATCAAAATGAGCCTCAAGGAATACCAGGAAAAAAAAGAATTGAGGAGTTTAATCGAGAGAGCGAATATTCACTATCGGAATGCTCTAGAATCTCTTGGGGAGATGGGAAAAATCCTTGACGAGATAAGAGAGAAGTATGTGAACGACGACAGGATAATCATATTCAACGGAGTGGAGACGGCAAGGAAAGAGGGTTATTATGGTTATGTGAACGGAAAATTTTTGAAGGATGATAGATACTGAATACGAGTTTCTGGAATTTGAAGAATTTGTAAAGAGAGGACTGAACCAAATGGACAACCTGAAGGAGAAATACAAAAAAACGAGAGACAGAAAATACATGGAGCAGTACGACCAGGTCAAAAACATTCTGAACCAAGGAATTCTTTTAAGGGATTACTGTATTTTCGGGATTACGAAGGACGACCAACTCGCTTATATAGAATGCCTCTCCAAAGAAACCGCAAAGACCTACAAAAGGGACTTGAGGAAGGAGAAGTTGTTTACATTTATTTGATTATGCAAAAGGAATATTTGAGATGGGTGGCGAGAAAGCAAGGCTACGCGAGGGCGATGGAAATTATCGCTCTGTACGGACAGCCAGAGGACGTGGACGAGATAGACAAGATAAGGGAAATCGCAATAAAGGAAGTGATGGACGGCAGATACTCAAGTTTCGAGAAGGAAGTAATGGTCAACGAAATCAGGAAGGTCTTTCTTGACTACAAAACCCATATCGAGTTCAAATACCGGGACGTGGTATAATGTCAAAGAAAATTAGAAGGGGGAAATACAAACGAAAAAAATACCCGCGGGAAACCCCGGAACAGAGGAAGTGGGTATTGAGGAGAGACAACTACCAATGCCAGTTTATTGATGTTGATAAAGATATGGCGGAGAAATGCAGAAGCAATCATAGGTTAGAAGTCCACCACATTGTTCCGGCTTATTATGCCTATGAGTATCTGAAGTGGGACGAGAAGCAGGTAAACCACCCAGAAAACCTAATAACCCTCTGCCACTACCACCACACGGAATACATACACCCGGACTTGGGAATAATAGCCCGAAGGCACTACAAGTGGGACAAGGAGTCCTACGACAACATGCTTGAAAGACATCATGCTTTGGCAAGAGAGGGAGTTCCGTATTGGCAGGACGAGTGGGACGAGATACTTAAAATAGTGGCGAGAACGAGAACCTACAATTATCTGAAGAACCACCCAAACGATTTGTATCCGGAGGGGAAAGAGAATGGCAAGTGAGGGTCTGGTCGCTTATTACAGAATTAGGGAAGAATATATCAAGGATGGATGCTCGAACTACGAGGCCACTCTGCTCGCCTATTACTCCGTTTTATGTTCCCAAAACAAAAACAATTATGGAAGAGAGAAGATACCCGATGGTGATTTTTGAGGTCAAGCACGAGGACGGGAGGATAGAATTCCAGCAGAGATACGATATCTCCCAAAAAGAGTATGAATACCTGGACAGCATACACAAAATAGTCTTTCCTGTTAAGTATGACAAAAAATGAAATCAGATATCGGTGTGGAATATGCGGAAAAATTTACGAGGAATGTGAAAAATGCAAAGAGTGTGTAAAGAAACACAGACTACAAAATTTGGAGAGAGAAATCAATATATTTATCTTCGAAAAAAAATTATGATAAAAAAAGAGTTTGAGAGGGACATACTGAAAGCGATATACTTGAAAACCTGGTCTTGCCTGTCGGACCTATACGAAGGCCACAAATCAAAGAAAAAAAGATACGCAACCTTAAAGGAGGAGATGTATTACGACTTGTTGGAAATATCGGGTCTCGCAGAGAGGGACTCCGCACATTGCTACAAAATCACAAGGAAGGGAATAGAGTATATGGAGAAAATCTGAACATGGACAACAAGGAGTTCAAGAGAATAGAGAAAGCCCTGCAAAGGAGAAGGAGGAAATCCAAAAAGGTTTAGTTTTGTTTATATTGTTTTTTATATTGGGAAATTAAGATTATTTATGGATTTCCCAAACAGCCCTCGCGGTAGTCTCTCCAGGGGAATACCTTGTGGGTGCCTGCTCTTGGAGAAACTTCCTTGAGCCATACTGCAGAGGGCTGGGGGAGAAGGTGAGAGAAAATGACTGAGAAAAAATTGAAAGATATGGAAGAAGAATTAAAAATAATTAATGAGATGAACGACTTTGACAAAGAGCATTTAGTAACGGATATTCTCTTATTAGGTAAAGACAATTCAGTTAAAAGGATTAAGGTGAGAGAAAATGAGTGAAACTAAAACACAAGATATAATAATTCTTAATTTGTTAGAAAGACTGCTCGAAATAGAAGATATAGATGAATTTATTATGCAAACACTTGAAGACTATGAATTAACGAAAAACATCAATAAGTATGCTAAAATCATTGACATTGATTTGCTTAAAAATTTTGTAACAAAATATTTTGAAAATGACTGAAAAACCTTTGGATTTGGAAAAAAATAAGATTAAAAAATGGGTAAAAGAAGATTTATCAGTTAAAGTTTATGCTGATATAGATAGAGCAATTGAATTAACTATAAATAAACTTAAGCAACGAATTAAATCCGCAGTTCAGGGATTGCTTGAAGATATAGATAAAATAGAATTAACAAATAAAACTCTTTTAGATTTACAATACGAGATTAAACAGAAAATCAAAAAATGGTTTCCTGAGGCAAATGGAGATGATAGAGTATTTGATTTTAAAGATGTCAAATCCGCAGTTCAGGGATTGCTTGATGAAATCAATTTAAGTTATGGATGTGTGCATCATCGTGAAGAGGGTGGAAATGATGATTGCATAATCTGTGTTGCAATAGGGCAAACACTAAATGAAGTTCGACGGAAAATCAAAAAATGGTTTTCTGATGTTTTAAAGGAAGGTGAGAGACAATGAATGAAAACTCTTTGAGAATACAAATAGCCAGTGAAATTAACAAACATTTAGAGAGAGGTTACAATATTGTTTGTTTTTGTTTTAGTGAAGCAACGCTGAAGGAAATAATGAGAGAAGCCAACTTAATTTATAAGTTTGAATTTCCTCACAGCATTTTTGGCATACGCGTGGCAGTAAATGATGATGATATTGATAAAGATTTTGTGCTTGTCAAAAAACCTTATGGTTTAATGTTGAAAAGAATTAAATTTAATAATGGTGATAGAGAAAATGAGTGAAAAAAAAGCGTGTCGGTTCATTCATGTGGTGATTTGTACGAAAGTTTTTACAGAGTCTTTAAAAGACGATTCGCATTACTTCAAAATCCTTAATCCGCTTCCAAAAGACGCTCAATTTATCGATTTGAGATACGATGATTTGACAAAAACAATTCACTTGTTTTTCACGTCAGAAGAAGGTTATGAACTCAAAGAAGGAGAGATTCTTTCTTCAATTCCAGTTACAGATATTTGTTTTAAGATTGGTGCTGAAAATGACTGAAGCAAAATCTTCAGACATGGAACTAAAAAAACTATCGTATGAGCAAATCAAACAGATTGTCGGGAAATATTTTCCTAACAAGGTAAAAGAAATTTACAACCCATGCACGGAATCCTACTACCTGATTGAAAACGGCAAAATAGTCGAGACCATCAAAAAAAAGGAGCAGGAGAACAGAAAACTCCTGAACACGCAAATCAAAAAAAGAATCAAAGAATTCGAAAAGACCCCTATATCAGAGAAACTAAACACAATGAGAAAAGAGTTAGACCTCACGGATTTCAAGATAGCCCACATAAACAAAACGATGAAGGTCTTGTCCCAACAGAAAGAGGACCTTCTCAAATGGAGAGAGGAGGTAAAAAAGATGATAGAAAACAAGGACTTCGAGAGGTTCAAAAAGGAAAATTACAGATTAATATGAGAAAAGTGAAAACACTAACAAAAAGGGAGCAGAGGCTCCTGATGGCGATGGAGAAAGCCAAAAAACCGGAGTGGAGGAGGTATTACCGGAAGAAAAGACTATGGTGAGGAAACCCGAGCAGTTCGGCAAATTATTAAAGTATAAGTTCTTTTTGAAATGTCCATTCTGCTCCCGTGTCCAGTCCTATATTCCTCGTAATAAGAGAATTAACCCAAGAAAGACTAAGAGGTGTTTGTTCTGCGGAAGGACCTTTAAAGTAAGGGAGAATCTAATAAGAGAAGCAGATTACGGGGAAACAATAAAGAAGAACTATTGAATACTTACTTTTTATTATTATATTATTATTATATATTATTTTTCTTAATAGAGTGCAATTTAACTAAAAAAAACAAAAAGGAAACTTAAGTTAACTTTGTTAATAAAGTTTTATATATAATAATAAAATAATAATAATATGGAGAAGAAGAACGGAAGACCTAAAGACAATTATGTGTGGAAGGGTTATGAAGGGCTTACGCAGGCAGAAGTCATAATTCTGCAAAAATTGGAGCAAAACAAGACAGGATACAAAATCAAGAATTTGGCACAAATAACCGGTTATCATCCTGTGTCCGTCAGCCATTTGCTTAATCACTTGGCAAGCAAAAATCTGGTGATAAAAAACATGTACGGGTATTGGAGGTTGAGGAAAGACATAAAAGAGAGGATTATATTAGAAATATCAGAGAATTTCAAGGAGGATTTGGAAATAAAGGCAATCAAAGAAGGAAAATCTTTACAGGACTATATAATTCAAAAACTGGAAGAAACAATTTACTAAAATGAACAAGAAAATTGTTTGGATATATTGGGACCAAAAAGAGAAGAGACGCAAAGCAAGGGAGAAAGTGGAGAAGAGGATAGCAACCACCTCAAAACAATGTGGAGAATGCCATAAAATTATCAAAGCGGGAGAGGAATACTATCACGACATATTCTGGAGAGAAGGCTACAAAAACCATTACATTTGTGAAAACTGCTGGAAGGGAGAAAAATTGTCGGCAAAGGCCCAAAATACGAAATTTGTGAAAGTTCCCAATTACCTGAAGAAAAGAGTTCAAAAGAAGAATAGCCTCGTATTGTGAATTAGAAATACCAAAAAATATAAAAATTCCTAAAGTTAAAAATTTTAAATCCGCGAATACCTTTAAAATTTCAAAGATATTCAAGAAAATAAAACTATAAATATTTTAAAAACATTTATATATATGAGAATGAGAAGGATAAAGAAAGGAGAAGGAGACCGGGCTTTGGCGGATTTTTTTTCAAGTTTTGAGAAGGCCGAAGCCATAAAAAAATTCGACCAAATTATGAAAAAATATGGGGAGAAAACAGGGAGCGGATATATTTTAGACGCAGAGAAACTGATAGAAATTTTAGAGAAAGGTGATGAAAAATGAGAGAGATGCACGGCTTTTTGGTGGAGGATTTCCTGTCTTTGCAAGTGGGGAGCGACGACGCTCCTGTTCAAGAAATCATAGCCCGCTTGAAAAAAGCAGGCTACGATGTAAGAAGCATTATTAGGGAGTTCCAATCTAATGGAAATCCTACCTGGAACGACAGAGATGGCTACGCCGCTAGAGAAATCGTCTATTATATAGATTTAGTGAGTCCAAGAGGAATGAAAGAAATCATGAAAATAGATATGGATATTTCCTACGACAAATTAGAAGCAGAGGTGGTTGGTTCAAGGGAAACAAAAGAAATAGCAGAACAAATATTACTTGAACATGGTTTTGTTTTTGATTTTTGATTCTTCCAATCCCGCTCAGTCACGGCTGAACGGGGGAAGTGAGAGACCGTATGAAGGAAGGCGAAGCGCCAACCTTCCAGACGGGTGGCGGGTGGAACTCCCGCAAAAAAAAGGTGAGGCATAATGTTAGAAGGAACTATAAGTATAATTAAAGCATTTGGAGAGATAGGACTGCACTTATTGGATTCAACGGGGAGCATTTTGGTCACTTTAGTAGTCTTATGGATAATATACACGCTGGCGAAATCGGTGTTCAGCGGAGCGAAGAAGATATGGAACGGGGAAAAGAAATGACAGCGAAATCCTTTTTTAATGAAGCCGAGCAGGAACTCGGGAACAAATGCTCGGTGGAGAGGAAGGGAGAAGTTATCATAATTAGAAGGGAACATGATAGATAAAATAATAGGAGGGAAAAATAAGGACATAGAAGTGAAAATCGACCTTGAGAAGACGGAAATCCAAAAGTATGGGAAGAAAGACACATACTTCAACCTTTCTGCGGAAGTAAACGGAGTTAAGGAACTATTGAAACTGAAATACATCAAAGGCCAATACACAATCCATTTCTGCAACCTTGACAATAACCTCTTCGGAAGAAAAGGGGACATATACATCACAATCAGCGAGGAGGACTGGAAAAAACTGGTGGATTTGCAGGAGGAAATCAGAAAGAAAAACAGACAATTGCACCGGGAACTCCTTGAATCCATTCCGTTGAGATTCATCGTCAGGGAAGAAAGCCTGAGACTATTGGACATGTATTACACGGCAAAAGTGTTCATGCCAAACAGGGAGATGTTGGAGGAAGAAGAGAAGAAATATGAGAAACTGAAAGAAGCGGTTAAAAAATTCAACAAGGACAAATGGCACCTCGACGAATACATAGATGCAAAGGAATATGAGGAAGGAAAAGAATTCACGCTCGAGCAGTTGGAGGAAATGTTCAGAGAAGAAATAGAGCAATACGAAAAACACACGGCGGAGCGGGAAGAGAAGAGGAGGAAAAAACAGGAGGAGTATGAAAGAAGAAAGAAAGAGGCATTAGAAGAAGCAAAAAGAACGGGAAAGGAAGTAACAATTAGAAGAGTGGGAATGTTCGACGGGGACGACCCGAGTAACAACGAGATGTTACGAGCGTATGGACTTGGAGGATATAACGAGGGGAGCGATTACGGCCTGGTGATTGTCTGGGAGGTGGCCACCCCAGACGGAAGGATAATAGAGAAAGCGGACCCTTGTTACTGAGTATGATAACAAGAAGAACCTGGGAGTGCTGGAGAGAGGGGAAAACCTACCACTACCGAACCTATTTATTCAGGCAACTCAAAGGCTTGAAGGCACCACACATTTACATAAGCCAAAAGGAATTCAAAATCCTTAAGGCACTAAACAACGACTTCAGGGAGAGGACCCTAATGGAAATCAGATACTCAACAGGACTCAGTTATCCGTTTGTCTCCAACACCATAAAGCAATTTGAGAGGGAAGGACTGGTAATTACCAAAAAAACCAAGACCACAAGGAAGGGAAGAGAGAAACCTACAAACAAAAGGTATATAAGACTGACGGAAAAGGGAATTCAGGCACTTAAGGAATGGGAGAAAATCTACTCCATAATTTGATTTTTTTTTGATTTTTTAATTTTTTATAAAGTTTTTTTAGTTCGATTTCCATATTTTTGTATGGCAAACAAAAAAAAAATATCAGAGTTCATAGAATGGTTTAACTCACTGAAAAAGGGGGAGATGCCCAACATCTCCCAAGCCCAATTGATTCTGCACAAAGACTATCTTGCGCTCAGGAGATACTTCAAGGAGTTGGAGGAGCAGGGATACATCAAATCCGAAGGAGAGAGGAAAAATAAAAAATACTTCAAAATCAAAAACTATGGTATGGAAACGAAATAAAACCAGTTATGGAGAAGGCAGAGAGTGGCAATTCATACAGGACCTGAACATCGGATTCGGAGGAAAACTGGAGATGAGGGACATAAACAAATACAACTGCTGGAATCCGGAGGAGAACTTTGAGCACAGGATTACCAAATGGATGGTGTTCGACATATTGACAAGAAAAGGACACAAGGTATTAGTAGAGGGCCAGTTGGGAGGGGGGATATTTGATATTTTGGACTGCTCAACCCAAATCATATACGAGATAGAGCAGAAAAGAAACGAGAAAACCAAAGAGAAAAAACTCAAACAATTCAACTCATTTCTTATCAAGGATATAATTTTCATCTACATCAAGGAACTCCCAAGAAACCTAAGGACAAGATACAAGGAGTTAGAGGAAAAGATATAAAATTTATTTATATTGTTTTATATGCTCCAAAAATAATTTATAATATGGAAGAAGCATACGAGAACGGGAATAATACAGGAATGGTCACGGAGAAACAACTGAAATACATAGGATTTTTAAGAGGCAAAACGGGAAGCGAGAAATTCAAGGAGGTCATCAAGAGAATAGGATTAAAAGAGGATTTGGTTCTCAAAGAACTGACATCAGAAGAAGCGAGCATCCTGATTGACGAACTCCAGAAATTAATCCCACAGGAAAACACAAAAAAATCCTCCTTTAAGGACAGGATGGAGGACTACATAGACTTTGAAACCCTACTGAAGGAAGCACACAAGAAATTCAAGGACAGACTGAACATCACGACAGAATTCATAGAGACAGGCCTGGAGAAAACAATTCTGTTCAAGGCAACAATAACCATCAAAGGAAACGGGAAAAAGGAACAAGTTTTCACGGCTTACGGAGATGCAACAGACGAAAATGTTAATATAATGGTAAGACCCCACAAAATTCGGGTAGCCGAAACGAGGGCGGTGGTAAGGGCTTGCAGATTCGCCTTGGGAGTGGGAATGACCGCCAAAGAAGAGGTGGAAGGATAGATTTATTTTTTTGTTTTTTTGTTTTTTCCCAAAATGGAAGCAATCAGGCAAAAAGGGAACGAATTTTTTTGGAGAGGGAGAAACATAGGAAGGCTGAGCGAGGACAAAAAGAGATTCATAACATATAGGTTTCCCGGACATTTCTTCGTGAAATACCAAGGATGGGGCTTTAATAGGGAACTGATAGATTTACTTATCGAGCAAAAGGTAGAGAAGATTGTCTTAATCTACAAAAGGAAGGACGGAGGGGAGACACTATACCAGACCACGCCGAACAGGGTGAAGGAGAGGGGAACACTAATCAAGGAAAAAGACTTCGAGGAGCAATACATTCTTAATATAAACGAATTCGAGAAAAAACAATAATGGGATGGTTCTCAACGAACAGGAGGGAGTGGGACAAATTCAAGGACTTTTTCAACTGCCTGGACAAAGGGGCCAAATTCACCACTATGGACACAATAAAAAAAACTGGCCTGAACATAGACACGATAAGAAAGATTATAATAAAAGCCATAACCAGGGGATACCTGAAAGTGGAGACAAGAGAGGGAAAGCCGGATTTAATCATCAAAATCAAAGATATGGAGGAGTTATAAAATGTTTATATTGTTTTATATATCCTAAAACAAAATAAGAATATGGTGGGAGAAAATGAGTAAATACAATATAGTTTTGGTCATCCTGACGATATGTGTAATTATAGCATACACCCAGCAGATTATTCTGGAAAACCGCCTGAAAGCCGAGTTTCAGGAATACAGGACACACTGCGAAAGGTATAAGGATACCTGTCGGGATTCCATAGTTTCCTACAGCAACTTAATAAATGAATTCCGAGAAAACAACTCTATCCTGCAAGACAACCTTTCCAAGACGCAGGATTACTATGCGGATTTCAGGAAAAAATACAACGTATTAAGTAAAAAATATTCCGAACTGAAAAACAGGAACCAAAACCTGAAATCCCAAAAAGGCTTGGTGAATCCCACCTACGAAGAACTGTGGGATTTCATATTGGAGGACAGAACAAACAATTTGGAATGGAGCGAGGAATTCGACTGCACAGAGTTTTCAAACAATTTTATAAAGAACTTTGCCAGAAAAGGTTTCTTTGCCTGCACGACTGAAATAACTTTCGAAGATGACACTGGACACCTTTATGAAAGGTATTGGGCGAGGAAAAAAATATTCAAAAATAATTGGAGATGACATCCCATTTAATCCCACTCCACTTATAAAATTATTTGATTATTGTAAAGAACAATTTTGGTGGGGTGCTGACTATTATGCTGAAAATATTCCAAATAAAAATAAGGGTAGTTGGTTTGTTTGGGATAAAACAGAAGGAGGAATTAGTCCTAATTCCTCCTATGAAAAACAATACGGAAGCAACTTTGAACTATGTTGGAGTAGAACTAAACATAAACGCCAAATAATAAGGGTATTATGGAAAGGAATTTTTGGTTTGTCTAAAGAAGATACTAAAAAAAGAATACATCCGACGCAAAAGCCAGTGCGATTAATTGAATTCTTTATTAAAAAATTTAGTAATGAAGGAGAAAAAATTATAGATTTATTCGGCGGTTCAGGTTCAACCCTTATAGCCTGTGAACAATTGAACCGTATATGTTACATGATGGAAATAGACCCAAAATATTGTTCAGTAATAATAGAAAGATGGGAAAAATATACAGGAAATAAAGCAAAAAAATTATAGCAATTAACAAATAATACATTTATAAAACCCTATATAGTTATGGTAAATAGCGAGAAGATAACGGAAGATAGCGAGAAGATATTCGGTAATTTAACACCTTCGGAGGCGGCAAAGAAGAGCAACAAGGGGACGGAGAGAAGAAGGAAAGCGTTGAGTCTGGCGAGGAGGAAATACTGCAACGCAACGTGCCCTTTCTTCCCCTGCTTTGTGGAGAGCCTGTCAAGGACGAAATACGGAGGAAGATGCGCCTTGAAGGAGTTCCCGAGGCACATCCAGAAAAGGACCTTAGATTTTTACCTAAAGGGAAGGGATGGGATACAAAAAAGATTATTAGATTTAATCAGTTTTCTGAGCACGGAATACGACAGGACGCCAGCAGATAAAGAGAAGGCAAAGGAACTGATAAACGAGTTAATAAAGGTGGGAAAGTTCCTATACGGGGAGAAGGTGGAGATAAAGGACGAGAGGAAAATCCTAACCTATAAGGACATAAAAGAAGCCTATGATAGAGCATTTGGCAAGTCTGATAAGGAGTAAAAAAGTAAAGGAAATATGCAGACTGTTCTTTGACCACGAACCGACCGGGAAACAGGAGGAAATCATAAGAAGCATAGCATACCAGGAGAACAAACGGATAGTAATCTCGGCATTCACCAGATACGGGAAGACCCTTTCGGTGGCGATAGGAGTTCTCCTGTACATCTTGTTCAACGGGAACAAAAGAATCCTGATAATAGCCCCAATCTACGACCAGGCAAACATACTTAGAAACTATATAGCTGAGAATATACTCAAATGTTCTGTTCTGATGGACCTGTTGGAGGCGGAAGTGAGCGGGGTGGAGAGGATAAAAAAGGAGGTCAGCAAGAAAAGGCTTACCTTCAAGAACGGATGCGAACTGATGATTCTGAGTGCGGAGGGAGAGGCAAAGAGGCTGTTGGGCTGGGGAGGGGATTTAATCATATTGGACGAGGCCTGCCTGATAGACTTTGAGGTATATAGGCAGAAAATAAGTAGAATGCTCGGGGACAACCCAGACGCCATATTGGTGGAGATAGGAAACCCCTGGAACAAGAACAACCAGTTCTACGAGCATTGGATAGACCCCAACTTTAGGAAAATCCATATTGATTACAAAGTAGGATTAAGAGAGGGAAGGATTAAGGAGGATTATGTGGAGGAGCAGAGGAGACTGCTCACCCCCATTGAGTTCAAGGTTCTTTATGAGGCGGAGTTCCCGGAGGAGAGCGAGGACCAACTAATCAAATATGAGTGGATACAGAAAGCAATAAACAGGGATTTAACCAAAGAAATAGAGGGGGGAGAGAAAATAGCGGGTCTTGATGTCGCGGAAAAAGGAATAGACTTAACTGTTCTTACTATAGGAATTATGAAAAACAACCACCACAAAATAGAGAGAATTATACATTGGAGCAAACTGGACACAATGCAGACGGTTGGAAGGACAATCCAATATATAGACAAGGCATACAAGGTCAATGTGGACGCCACGGGAATAGGGGCAGGAGTGGAGGCAAGACTGAGGGAAATGGGCTACCGAACAAGACGTATAATAGGAGGGGAAGGCCCGGATATGGAGAGGGAGAGATTCCTCAACAAGAAGGCCCAGAACTATTGGAGGCTGAGAACCCTGTTCGAGGAGGGGAGGATACAGATACCCAACCACAGGGACCTGATATCCCAACTGACGAAAATCAGATACGAACTCACGAGTTCGGGAAAAATCAAGATAATAGACCCGGAGGACAAGTCCCCAGACTTCGCGGACAGTCTGTGCTACGCGGTCGCCTACCACAGGCCAAGACTGGTTTTCTCAAAGGTGAGAATAACCTGAATTAATTAATATATACTAAAAACCTAATCTTATTATGTTCAAGAGGATTAGGGAACTTTTCAAAAAAAAGGAGCAACTAAGCACTCAAGGACAAATCTGGCTGAGCCGGTTAATCTCCGGAAAATATGGGTTCAGCAAGAAACTCATAGAGGACATTTATCAGGAAAAAGTTCTTACCCCCCACGAGGAGATGAGAGAGTGCAGAAATTTATACCTTACCAACTCCCTGATAGTCACGGGAGTGGAAGTTTTAAAAGATGTCATAATAGGGGACAAACTGAGTGTGGAGAGCAACCAGAAAGCCACAGTTGACTTTTTTGAGGAGTTCTTCGAGAGTTCGGGGTTCATTTTCGCACTTACAGAGGCAGTGGAGAACTTCATAATCGTGGGAAACGGATACATAGAGAAGATAGGAAGCATAACCAACAAGAGCCAGATATTGAGTTTCAAGGCACTCCCCCTTCCCGAACTGATATGGAAGGACATGCAGAACGGAAAACTCCAGAGATACATCCTCGAGGTCCCAACCCCAGAGCAAACAGAGAGGGTGGGATGGCACACAATAACCTATCTTGGGAGAACCCAGAGGATAAGGGGAATAGAAATCCAACCGAACAGACTAATCCATCTGAAATATGGAATAGGGGCGTTCTCGGAATACGGGAGAAGCCCATTGGCGAGTTCAATAAACGACGCGAAGATTCTGAGGGAGGTGGAGAGGGCCTACGCGATAATCTCAAGATACAAGGCGGTCCCGAGAAAAATAATAAGGTTCCTTAACGAGGACGGGACGGACATAAGTGATACAGAAAGATTGGAACTCGAGAACCATTTGAACAACCTGGAGGACTTCGAGAACCCGATAGTGAACAAAAAGGTGGAGATTCAGGATTTGAGTTACGCGGGAAAGGAGGTCAATCTGGCACCCGTCATGGATTACTTGAAGACCAAACAGACACTTCCCCTGGCCCCGAGTTTCTATATACTGGGACAGGAGACAAACTACGCTGTGGCACACGACCAGAAAGACCTGTTCATGTTAAGGGTGAAACACTTAAGGAGAATGATAGCAAATGCAATAAACCCCGTTCTCCAGCAAATAGCACTCCAGAACAACTTGGACCCAGACGTGAAACTGAAATTCGGGGAGTTCAGTTTCGACACGGAGGACGACAAAGTGAACAGGGTCTTAAGGAAATACCAGGCAGGAATTATTAGCCTGGAGGAGGCGAGAAAAGAATTAGGATACAGAAAGCCAAAAGAGGGGGACACATTCAGGAACCCGTCCTCTCTGCCTTTTTTACCTTCTGAAAATGAGAATCAACCGCAGTAAAATCAACCGGGTCAAGTATTTCGGGGTGAGAGGGAACATTATCAAATACAAGCAAATAATTCTCCAGCACTTCGATACGGATTTCATAAAGAAACTAATCAGCCAATACATAGGAAAGGAGAGTTTTGAGGAGGACCTGTACACCCTGTTCAACAGGCTTCTTACAACCACCATACTGAAGGAAATCATGGAACTATTGGAGGACAGTTTCGACAAGGGAGGAAAGAGGGTTTTAAACACCAAAGGAGAAGTGATAAAACTTGGAAAAGTAATCAACAAGCAGGCATTATTAATCCTCCAATCCTCCCAGTTGGAGTATTTGTCTAATTTGGCAAGGGAACTCGCAAAAAAAGTAACAAAAATCCTGTCCAAAGGGTATGAGGAGGGAATGAGCATAGACCAGATAGCGAAGCAGATAGAGGAAAACATAGACAACACCACGGAATCAAGAGCGGAACTAATAGCGAGGAGCGAAATAATAAAGGCAAGTGCCCTTGGGACGAGGCAAGGAATGAGAGAAGCAGGAATAAAAAAATACATGTGGCTGACCGCAAGGGACAAAAAGGTCTGTGCCCTGTGCAAGAGTTACGACGGAAAGACCTTCTCCGTTGATGATGAGAACTCCCCCATTCCCGTTCAAAGTTCGCATCCCAATTGTAGATGCACTATTATAGCAAAATGACATACTACCAGATAATAAGGAAAATACTGGAGACTTCGGACAGGCCTCTGAACGTCCAGGAGGTCTGGAGGGAGGTCAAAAAAATAGAAAAAAGGGTGAGCATAGTGAGGATATACATAGTGTTGGGCAAGATGTCGAGGAGAGGGAAGGTCAAAAAAGAGAAAAAAGGACTATACAACTACTATGAGTGGGTGGGATTTAATAAAAACCCAAAAGAGCAATAGAATTATGGAAGGAAAAAAGGTATGGATAACGGCAGAGAGTTTCAAGGCGGAGGAGACAGACAAAGGAGTCATAATAAGAGGTCTGGCGTTGCCTTTTGGAAAGAGAAGCAGAAACGGAGCGACTTACAACAAGGAGAGAATCATAGAGATAGCGGACACCCTAAAGAACAAGCCCTTGTTGTTCAACCACGACGAGACAAAAATAATCGGACACACCACGGAGAACATCACGATAAAAGATGACGGGCTTTACTACGAGGCGGACATAGACCCGCAGGAGGAGTATTTCGTGAGGAAAATCAAGAGAGGGGATATAAGGAACGTGAGCATTCAAGGAATAGTGGACAAGGTCGGAGAAAACAATGAGGTCTTTTTGCAGGAATTCCTTGAGTTGTCCATGGTCACCATTCCCGGATTCAAGGACACCAACGTCACGACTCTGGAGAAACTACTAAAGGAGAGGGAGAGAGAGAAAGGAAAGATAGCGGAGCCATTTGCGGGATACAAGGATTTTCAGGACTGCGTGAAGAAAAACCAGGACAAGGACAGCCCGGAAGGATTCTGTGCTTGGCTCCACAAAAAGGCAACGGGAGAGTGGCCGAGCGAGAGTTTTGAGGGAAAGGAGATATTAGAGAGATTGGAAAAAATCGGATATTTCGAAGATACTTATAAGGAGGCGGAGTATCCTTGGGACCAGTGCGTAAGGGACATGAAAAAAAGAGGCTACGACGAGGAAACCGCCCAGAAGATATGCGCGGCAATCAAGAACAGGAGCATAAAGCACCTTTTGGACACGGGATTAACCGACAATCCACTAACCGCAATCAAAATCATAGGAGAAATAATATCCCACAACAAGAACATTTTTAATATATACCAGAAAAACCAAGATATTAATATGAAACAAGAGGAAGACAAGCAAGAGGAAGAAGAAAAAAAGGAGGAAGAAACAGCACAGGAGGACTACAAAGACATCCTGGAGAAGATAGTGAGCAGACTTGACAAAATAGAGGAAGAACTAAAGAAAGTCAAGGAGAAGCAGGACGAGGAGGAAAAAGAGGAAGAAGCAGAAGAAAGCGTGGCAAGTAAAAACGTTCCTAAAATGCAGGAATCTCTTGACTTGAATGAGTTGAGAGAGGTGATATCAAAATGAGAGCGGAAAATTTAGGAAGGGGAATAGTTCCCGGATACACGAGGAACACAGAGATGTTGGGCCAATTGATGATTAACGAAATTTTAAAGACCCAATCAGAGAGATTCAGGGCCATCAGGGAATACCTCGAAACCAGAAAGGAGCAGTTGACTTTGGGCAACAACACCGCACTAACAACCACAATTGTCGCAGGTTTCGTGGAAAAGCAGTTGAGACCTATTCTTTTGGCGGAAGGGGTAATCAAGAAAATACCCTTCAATTTAAGAGGAGCAACAGGAATAAAAGTTCCCAAAGGAGTTAACCTAACGGCACAGGCCATCTCCAACGGGACGGTAACAGCGGACGACCAGAACTACGGCTCAATCACCATAACTCCAAGTTGGGTCGGCTTGAGGACAAGTTTCACCCACGAATTGCTTCAACAGGCGAACGTCGATGTAATAGCCGACAAGTTGGAGGAGATGGGATTCGCCATATCCAAGAAAGTTGACAGCGACATTTTAACTGAAATGAAGAAAGCGGTAACCAAAGGGGATTCTACCTACGGAGACAACTCCAACTATGTCTATATGGGAAGCGGAACGGACATAAGTTACACAGGATTGACGAACGCAATCAGTCAGGCACACAAAAATGACATGGACCCGAACTTCATTCTGGTCAACCCAACGAACGAGGCAAAAATACTTCAGGACACCACGATGAAGACCTTCATAAAGTTCGAGTCGGCACCTGTTGGAACGGCTCTTCCAAGAATCAACACACTATATGGAATGAAATTCCTGGTGAGCAGTCAGGTTCCGGACAACTATACGATATTGGGAGATTCGAGAAGGTGCGGATACTTTGTGGACGCTTCTCCGGTTCAGACATGGGATGGAAGGATAGACAATACAATCAAGTTCGAGGTATTGGCGGCGAAATGCTACGGAGTCGGCATTGTAAGGCCAAAGGCATTGGTTGGAATAATTGACAACACTGCGGAGCCATCTTAATCCTGATTTTTTTTGTTTTTGGTTTTTGTTTATAAAGTTTTATTTATTGGATTTATTAATATTTATATGAGATACTGCCCTAATTGTAAAAAGAACGTGGAGACGGAGAAGAAATTCAACTGGCTGGCGTTCCTGTTGCTTCTCTTTCTGGGAGGAATAGGGGGAATTCTATACGTGTTGTATTACCTCATTCTAAAGAGACCGAGATGCAAGAACTGCGGGGCTGAACTTTGATTTTTTTTCTTTTTTATAAATACTGGAAACTATTACATTTATGGAGAGAGTAGTTGTGAAAGTCAAGGCAAACAGGAAACTGAACTTGGGCAAACAGCCAAACGGCGAACTGGTGCATTTCGACGAGGGAGAGGTGAAAGTGGTGGAACTGAACGACACAATCCAATTCTTCATAGACAACGAGGCACTGGAACTGCTTGAAGGAAGCGAGAAAGAAAGCAAGGAACTTTCTGAAATAGAGAAACTTATGGAGTTTAAGCACATAGGAGCGGAATTGGGACAAGTCTTGGTTGAGAGGTTCAAAACATACGACAATTTCGTGAACACAGCCACCCTGGAGGACATAATAGCACTCCCAGGAATAGGGAAGGAGAGGGCAGAGGAAGTATATAAAGAAGTATTGAGATTAAGGCCAAAGAAAACTAATAAATACTCAAAAAAAGGTAGATAATTATGGCGGCAGATTGTGAGGTTAAGGTATTCACGGGAACAGACGCGGGAACTGAGAACCCGTCATCAGGAGACGCCGACAATATGAATTTGATGAGCGCGGACTCATACGACAGCGACGGGACACAATACCAGTCGTATCCTATCAGCGTTCCGGATTCTGGGACAAATTACAGTTACGAGAGATGGGTAAAGTTGAGGTTCAGCGGAACTTTCAACAAGATAGAGAACATAAAGGCCTGGAAATCTTCCGGGACATTGAGCGACTCCAACCTCGACATAAAGGCGGGGACCACAACCACTGGAGCGACACCAACGAACTCTGAATCCACGGTGGCGACAACAACCCTGACATCTTGGGACAGCGAGAGCGAGGCATTGGATTTGACACCGAGCGGAGGAATAACATCAAGCCCTGGATACTCTAAGTATCTGGTCATGCAGTTAGTGGTTCCAAGCACGGTAACGACACCTGGTGATGTGGGAACAATCACGATAACATTCAAATACGATGAATCGTAAATTTGTTTAGTTGTTTTGTTTTTTTTTATGTTCTGGAAAAAACCCAAATGGGAGGCGATAGGAGAGGGAGAGAGAATAAAGGATTCAGACCCTATTAGGTTCAACAGAAAAATCAAGGACAAAAGAATAGAGAAGGTGTATTTCAGGAACGAATACAACCACATTATAGTGAACCTGACCTACCCGTTAATAATACTGAACGGGGACAAAATATTTGAGAAAGACATCAGAAACCCGGAACTCCTCAATTTCAGGAGGAAAAAAATCCAAATTTCCCTGAACGGAGAGGTAAGGGAGGAACTGGAGGGCTACGGAATAGGCCTAAAATACACGGAAGAGGGAAGGGAGAGGAAAATATACATTTTAATAAATGGAAAAGACTATAAGATTATGGAGGAGTGAACATGGCAAGAAGAATCAGAGCAGACAGGATTAAAAAATACGCCAAAATAATAGGAGGGTTGAGTATTCCTCTAATTATGCTTCTATTCGCCTACCTCCAGAACATCGGGGCGATTACGGTAAACAATTATTCAGGGGACATGGTTTGTGCGGGAACTCCAGACGACCCCTGCTATGCTTATCTGAATTTCACGGCGAACACGGATATTTACATTTATCCCTCTCCCAACAACTCCTGGCTTTTCTCAACCGACAAGAAGTTAAAATTATTGAGAATAGAAAGAAAATGGGGAAACGGCTGGAGAGAGATAAAACTGAACGAGAGTTGCAACGGAAGGTGGTGCGGATGCTATTGGTGCGACAAATCCCACAAGGCTAAATACTCCTACGTGTTCAGGAATGGAAGAACTTATTTGGTTAGGTTTGTTGGCTATAAATACAACCCATATTCCGATATTAAATGGAGTTTTGGAGACAAAATAGACCCAATTTGGAAAGGAGTAAATAAAGGAACTCTAATTTCAGATACAGAGAAATTTTATGCTGATATAAAAGATGATATTGGGGAACACAAAGTAATAATCAACAAAACGATTCCACAAGTCAAAATGAAGAAGTGGGGAGACGAAACTCACATAAAAGTCAAAATTAGCGACAAAGGATACTTTCCTCTCGGCCTCGTAAAGGATTTGAAACCTTCAATTATTGGAAAAAAACTTTCCAAGTTCTCCGCCAAATACAGGAAACTCAAGGGTCTAAAAACCGAAAAGGAGATTAGCATATACTCTTTGAACATTTCAAGAGAAGGCAGAAACGTGAGCGGAATAGAATACGAAATTACCTTAAACGAAAAACCGAGTTCCAACAAGATTGAGTTTGAAATAGACACCAAAAACCTGAAGTTTTATTATCAGCCTCCACTAAACGAGGAAAAACATGAAAAGGGGTTAGCTTGCAATGAAACTGACTGCTGGGACGAGAACGGAACTATCCATACTCACAGGCCAATAGATGTTGTAGGCTCTTACGCTGTTTACCACGAGAGCAAATCAGGCGATTATTCTAAAATGGGAGGGAAGAACTATATGGCTGGAAAGGCGTTTCACATATACAGACCGAAGATAATTGACTCTAATGGAAACTGGGTTTGGGGAAATTTAAGCATAGACGAGAAAAAAGGAATTCTAACAATAGAAATTGACCAGAATTTCTTGGATAAGGCGGTTTATCCTGTGAGAATTGACCCGACTTTTGGATATGATACGGTGGGGGGAAGTAATCAAGATATGGGAGATAGAATTTCTGGAACTTATCAGGAATGTCCAGAAGGTGGTTCTGCTGATTCTCTTTCTTATGCATATCAGCAAGGTGGATGTTGGGGTGGAAGAAATGCGAAAGGAGCAATTTATAAGCAATCTGACAGTAGCAAAGTTGGTGAAACAGAAGAAATAGCAGGTAGTAGTAGTCTATGGGATACAGCAAATTTTACAGCTTCTCCTTCGCTTATTGGTGCGACAAATTATTGGTTGGTTTTTATGAGTTCTGTGGAATCCTCGGTAGGACTTGCTTTAGCGTATGATTCTGGTGGTGGCAATAAAGGAGGGTATGAAAATGCGACTTATCCTACTTATCCTGCTACAGCTTCTTTTACTTCTGAAGACAGAATATATTCCATCTACTGTTCTTATACATCAATTTGGACTACACCAAGTTCTGTGTATATTAGCAAACAGTGGAATACAGATTGTAATGATAGTGTATCTTGGTATGATGAAAACAATTCAATAGACGACGATACGGGAACATATGCTTATACAGACGATACTGGAGGAACTACCTGTCACGATTATATAATTTTCGATTTAGGCTCATCTAAATCAGTTGACCAAATTAGAATGTATATGGATAATGATTGTAGTAGTAAATATAATGTTTACGTTACGAACGACCCTACCGAAGGTAATTGGGGAAGTTCTCTTGGAACAATAGGAAGTGATGATTGTTCAGGGTATGTTTATGATTGGGATACACTAGACATAACAAACACTAACGGACAATATATTGTTTTTGAAAGATACGAAACTTCTGACCATTATGCTTATATAGATGAGGTCGATTACACAGAAGTTACAGTCATCTCAATAACTCTCAACTCCCCGCCAAACCAGACAATGATAGACGATTCAACTCCAGACTTCAACTTCACGGTCTCTGGAACAGAATCTTC